ATATAGAGGGTGTAGAATCTGACCCCCCACTGTGATGGGTTTCTTCGTTGTAGGACCATATGAGTCTTCCCAGTTCTTATGAGAGACAGGGGAGCGCTCAAACATCGTATTCGAAGGTTGGTACCTGGCAATCGGAACCCCGTTCCAATCAGCCTTCCCAAATCGTTCCATATCACTGGTCCAATAGGGGCAATCACCACCTCGAATAGTTACGCTCATCTCTTCAAGACACAATTCTGGAACTGTAACAGGAACGTCTAGAGTCTTGGCTATTATTGCTTCAGCTTCCTCAATACAATCGAGGGAAAAATCAGCAATACCAACCTGAGCTCTAGTTCCTAACACTTTCCAGACGTGCATCCCAATGAGAGGTCGGTGGACGGTGCGATTCATCACCACATACGGGCGACCGCAATCTCCATTCAAGGTAGGTATTGCAGTCACCCCAGGAAGTCCAACGCACTTACCAAATGATATTTGCATATCGAAACCCACACTTGCTCTCATATGATTCTGCTGTGGTTCAAGCAGGAAACACATCAACGTTGATCGAAACCAATTATTCTTCATAGCTCTAGTAGCTACGAGAGAACGAATGTCTCGAGCATGTTGAATAGTGTTCCCAACCAATTTCACCACAACCAAGTCACGTGATCCAGCGAATGATCCAGTCTCTTCAAGTTGGCAGACGTTCAAAGCGTCCATTCGAATTGGTTGAAATCCTACTAACTCCCCAGTCCTGCTCTTTTTCTCAACCTCCACCTTGACGGAAGTGTCGTTAAGTGCCCTATACTCTTGATAGAAGTGGTAAGGTACTAAGAGAGTTCGATTGTCCAGAGCCATACAACTCAATCCGTAGGTCCCACCAGTTGCCTGGTAACGAATCCCTCGAATTGCTTTGAAAAGCGACTTCTGCACGTCTGATAGCTCCTCACCTCCTTGGGGGGAAGCCATCACGCGTTGAATACTTGCTTTCCCTTTTCCGCGCCCTCTCATAGGTTCTCGTCTACCACCATGATCATACTGGGGCCCCTGCTCAACGAAGGCTTTGGTAAGTAATACTTTTGCTAGCTTGACACCTGCATAGATGAGGAGCGCAGACCCAGCCACTTTAAAGAACGTGGACAAGTAAGGGACTAAGCCCCTCCAACGCATACGCTTTGGGCCGACGTAGCCATCTGGTTTTTGAAAGGAACCGAGCATTTTAACCAAGGACTCAAACTCTGCCGCGGTGTTAAATCTCCACTCGAACAGTTCAGAACGTGAACAAGGACGTGAGGAATATGCGGTTGATGACAACTCATCAAATGACATATAACCCAGATCCTTAAACGCTCCACGTATCGAGACCAATACCCTCTGCGCAGACTCATAATCCAAACAGTCATCACGAACCAGATCCCTTACCTGGTCCGCAAAGGTTCTCATCATATCTCGGTTAATATTCTCTCCAAAAGTGTAATTTGCCTCAACAAACTTCGCTCCTAGACGAACCTCCTCGTCATAATCTGGAATGGCTCTTAAGTTGGCTAAGCAGGACAATGGAGTGTCGATGTCCACCAACGGCACAAATTTCAAAGGACCTTCTGCTCCGTCTGGACCCTGATGGATCCCTGCTAGGATCTTATCAATGCCACCATCGAGTCTTTTCCGTTTAGAGTACTCTGCGATGATGTCCTTAACAATTTGGCTCAACAACGTAGGCTTCTCCTCCATTGAACCTGTCTGCAAATTCAACTTCTTGAAAATCCACACAGTGTCCAGGATGTCCAACATCGTCTTACGATCAGTGACACCATCAAGTGATTTCGCCAATTTTTCCATGTTCAGTTTATCCCCTGCTTCAAAAGCGGGGGATATACCTTGGTGGTAGGCGAAGGGGAATCTACGGATTAAAGCAGACTTGTCCCTCACCGACACAATCACATCTGTACTACGTTGATTGGTAGTTGCACAAATGAACTTAGAGTCAAACACGGTCTTCTTTTCGGATAAGTCTGCCATGTTTACAGCACAACTAGCAACTGAGATCAAGTTGATCATTTGCAGAGCGTCCTGGTCTTCTACACCTGAAGCGAAATCATCACACATGACCCACGCTTGAGATGCGTATCCATCCATAAATTGCTGATTGGGATCACATGGTTTCGAATACACTTGCCTCTTCACGTCTTCTATCTCCCTCGCCATACCCAGTTCACTGAGTACAAGGAAGGGTACAAAACGAGTCCAGGCAAACGATTTTCCACAACCAGCAAAGCCTTCGATCCACATCCCAACAGGTTCAACGCGTCCATTTGCATAGTCATACGCTTTCTGAACACGTGTCATGTCATTCAGTACTTTCTCCGCGGTGCGATTAATCACAACAGGAAAGCCCTTCACACTTGGAGAATAAACTCTGACTTGCTTAGCCATGTACGCAAATTCTGTCAAACGCACAAAGTTGGACTTGCCTTCGGAAAAGCCGAGGCAGTTATTGTTATCAAACCATCCTTTAATCGATGCATGATCATAATCATTTTGCCACCTTTCGAGACGGTCCTTATTTTGTGTGTACCAATC